CAATTCTTTTTTGATGAGGCGATACGACCATCAAAGATAATGTAGGTAATGCGCTTTTCTCTTTTAGACTTGCATAAGAGACGAATCTGATCTGCAATATCTGGCATGAGGTCTGGCTTGGACTTACCACTGACATCACGATCAACATCGATGGCACGAACCCAGCCATTAGCATCGGGATTATGATCGCTAGGGCGAGCTGCGTGTCGGGTATCACCGATCCAGCCATCCGATGTGCGGTCACGATCTGGGAATGAGTCATCAAACTGTTCCCGTAGTTGGATCGCTGCCTTACTTAGCTGCGGCTTCATGTGCTAAATATGCCTGATAATCAGAGTTGGCAGGATCATTGGGGATAGTCGAAATCACTCCATCATTATCCATAAGGACATAGCCATTATCTAATAAAGTATAAGTAATCATTTTATAACTCCGCACTTGCTGCATAGTGAAATACGAATCCGCCTTGTGCGGATGTAATTGAACCACCTGAGGTATTTTGCACAGTAAAGATTTGATTTGCAATAAGGTTAGTTCCTCCACTACCTGCTGCAAGATCCGTACCACTTCCATCAGATACGCGTCCTGTTTGGCTACTTGTAAAAGAATAAATAGTCACAGTCGGTGCGGTTCTCATTGTTACTGGTAGGCGAACATTTGTTAAATAAGCAGTGCTAGCAACAGTAGCACCAGCCGAAGCAAAGTTTAACCCACCTGCTGCTGAGTTTGTAGGAACTGTTACTGAGTTTTCATAAGACTTGGCATAATACCGCTGGCACATAGCGAATTCAGCCTGTGGGCTTCCACCGCTTGCAGTCTGGAATGGAGTTGCCTTTGATCCGTATTCAACCTGTACGCCCCAAAAGTCAAAAGTATTTGATTGAATACCAAGTGAGCCAGTTCTTGAATTAAAAGCAGTACCGCCTGAAGTCCAAAGATTTAGTGACAAATAACTGGCTGTCGTAATAGTTTTTCCAGTAAGACTAGGGATGGTTGCTGTTGCAGAGTATCTTGCCCATGAAGTTGAAAGAGTAGTTTGTCCTGCGTATGTCTGAACGGATGCAGAAGCTCCTCCACCTGAACCAAAGTTCTGCTCTAACTCTACTGCAATCTTTGGAGTTCCAGTATTAGCCTTAGCCCAAAAAGAAACTGTTACAGTTTGATTAGCAAAAGTCCTAACATCTTCAATAGGTTGTAACAAAAACGCATAAGCATCACTAGCACTTTGTCCAGATGTTACAAGTCTTGCAAAATTAATACCTTCATAACCTGCAACAGGTGCTGCTCCTGCGGTAAAAGTTTGAGCCGAATAGGTAATAGTTCCTGTGTTATACAGAAAACGCCAGCGATCAAAGCCGTATGTGTTATTTGTAGTAGTTGATGTAAAACCTCTTTGATTGATACCAAAGTCTCCATTAATAATCTTATTCTTGCCCGCTTGACCATAGCCAACATTCCAGACAGATGTGTCAATAGCATCGCCTAATGTGCGAATGTCTGCTGCGCCGTTTTTTACAAGGCTGCTGTTATCGGGTTCAGCCCATCCATACTGAGGTGATGTTGCCATTTAAGTTAGTGCTCCTGTCGCATTTGTCCATGTAAGTGTAGCATTTACGCCTGTCCAAATGAGTGAGGCAGGCAATACTGTTTCCCATTGTGTAGTTGATAGTGAGAAATCTGTAGCTGAGACATATAGGGTCATGTCCACATAGGTAGGGGTGGCAGTAAGTGCCACATTTTCGACAAAGCCATCAAAAATTCCATCAAGAAGATTGCTAGGCAGGTTAGTGATAAGCACTGGCTGACCAAAGAATATCCCGATCAGGCTGTCAAGCATTGCGCTAGGCATGTCTGGATTATCTAGTCGAAAGCGGATCGCACCCAGTGAGCCTCTAGGGTTCTTTCTAAGGTTTAATTCTCTGGAGGCAATATCAGTGATGTCTGCAAGGTTCTTGATGTTTGACTCAGCCGACTTCTCAAAAAGTCCGTAAGAGGCTATAGAGTCGCTATCAGAGGTACTGTAGGTAGAGGCATAGCCAGCAGCGTACTTATAGATCAGGCTGTTGCGGATACGAGCGATCTGAGTCTGAGACTGGATACTGCTTGGAGTTGCATAAGAGCCGTCAAGATTAGTAAAGCCGTTGGCAGCCAAATAGTTAGAGCGGTGGTCGGCATCGTCATAAGAGACATCGCCATCCTTTTCCTCATAGATTTGACCTAGTGCGCTAGTTGCTATCTGATCTACTAAGGTCTGAGACTTAGCAGTGGCACTAGCTGCAAGGTTAATCATTGTGTAAAAGCCAGTGTCAATAGTGCCAATGTAATTCTCAGCCTCAGCCCATGTCACTGTTGCAGGATAAGTATCCCAAGTAAGTGTAGGGGTTACTTCTGCCCATGAAAGGTTAAGTGCTGCACCCAAGATTTCTGCTATTTGTGCGCCATCTAAGCCTTCTGCAAGAGCTGTGTTATAGACCGCCTTAGTTAGTTTAGCCAATGCACCAATGCCCAAGACTGTGCCAGTAGTAATAAAGCCTGTTTCATCTGGGCTTCTAACCCCAATGTTGAAATCTGATACTTCTCCACCAAATACTGTGACATAAGTGCCGCTAGAGTTTTTGAGTTCTAGAAGGATTGACTCTGTAACATTTATGGTAAAGGGCGTGTTGTCTGTATTGACTATTTGAACTTGGCAGTAGCCAGCAGTGGGCTGGCGATCTATGTCTAAGCGACCTGATGCGAAAGATACAGATGTGACAGTCGTATAGACATCATCATTTATAGTCACTCGCCATTCTGGAATCCATGACATCAGACAGCGACTCTCAGCGTTCCTCGATCTGTTGCATCTTGAAGGTATTGGTTAATCGCTTCTGCAACAGCATTAGGATCTGTAAAGGCTGGAGCAACAACAGTAACTTCTACCTTAGTTGTGCCACCGCCAGATGCACCCGGGAAACCGCTTGGAGCATAGTTGCCTGCACGAGTTGAGCCTCCAGTTACGCCGCTTGTTCCAAAATCTATAGGCACAAAGCTGCCTTTAGCAAGTCTTTCATTTATTTCAGCGGGTGTAAGAGTTCTAGCAGTACCATCTGTACCAGCAGTGCCACTTGTACCAGCAGTTTTACCCGCACTGCCTGTGGCGATTGCGTTTAACTTAGCAATAGCAGCATCAAGGTTAGCCAGGTTGATTAGATCCTTTGGAAGAATGCCTTTAAGAATGTCATCTATCTCAGTAAGTTTAACCTTTTGATTACTTAAAACACCAAGAACCTTTAAGTCTGCATTAAGTTTATTGGTTGCAGCAGTAATGGCTGCGACATCCTTTGAGGCTATTGCATCTTCTAAATCATTTATAGATTTTTTAACCTGCAAGCGAGCAAGGTCATTAGTGATCTGTAGCAGTTGTGCTTGGCTAGTTATCTTGGCTAATTGCTCAGCCTGATTCTTCTCAGCTGCTGCTAGTTGGATCTTCTCAATGTCAAAGACATTAGATCCCTTGTTAAGGGCAAGGTTAGCCTTGTCAATAGCCAGTTGTAATTGCTTGACTTTAAGTTGCTTTAATCCCTCTGCTGTAATAACTTTAGAGTTCTTAATTATTTTAGATGTTATTCCAAAACCCTTTTCAAATCCTGTTGCATTAGAAGCAGCACCATAGTTAGTTCTAGCAGCTTCCGCTTCTTCTTTCATTCTTTTTGTTTCGCCTAATGCTTGTGCTACACCTCTTTGTTTTGCAGCCCACTCAAAGAATGCACCTAGAACTGGGTTTTCTTTTAGTTTTGCAAGTAAAATACCTATGCCTGATATTGCATCTGCGCTCTTTTGCGCTAGACCTTCCATGCTATCGGCAAGATCATCAACAGAGTTATCACCGCTTAGTGATTGGAGTGCATCTAATAAACCTTCGCCAATAATCTCTTTAGCATTATTTGAGGCAACGGCTAACTTGTCCATTGAACCTTGTAAGGTATTAGCAGAGGTAGTTGCTGAACCAGCAAAGGTAGTGGCTAACTGATCGGTAATTTCTTGAAAAGACTTAGCCTTGAGGTCAGCCTTAGAGATCCCAATGCCTAATTTACTAAGTGCAGTGTTATTTCCTAAAAATGCTTTGGAAAGTGCAGCTGTCACAGAACCTAAATCTCGTCCTGTCGATGCACTAATATCGAGGGCAAGTTGGAATAATCTTTGAGATTCTGCTGTGTCTTGTGTGGCTATCGCTAGGGTCTGATAAGCAGGGCGTAACTCATCATCAAGGATGCCAAATTCTTTTTGTAACTTTTGGATGTAGGACTCAGAGGCTGCTATATCTCTACCAAGCCCAACGTTTCTAAGAGCTACGGCTAATAGTTTTTGAGCCTTCTCATCTTGCGCTGCTGCCTGCACCGAGGCTTTGCCATAAGCCAATAACTTCTGTGTGCTGTAAAGCCCAATAAATGCCTTACCAAGTCTGCCAGCAGTTTTGCTAAGTTTGTCTGTTGCAGTCTCAGCCTTCTTGAAGGCATTACCGCCTGTGAACTCGGCTGCAATATCTATGACTATATTTGCCATGATTAACCTCTCACCGACGATCTAGCGTTAAGTTTGTCTGATGCCATCTTGATTGCTTTAAGGACTGCATCTCTGGCTTTGCCATTGTTTTCTTCATAGGCACGAAACAAGGCACGACCTTCCATCTTGCCATTGCCTTTCATTTGTGCGCCATACTTACTATTCTGATTCTGAACAAAGCGACTGGTCGGAGTTTTACGACCCATAGTTTCATAGATCGCACCCGCTGCGCTTTTGTTAAATACGCGAGCCAATGATCTAAAGCCTTTACGATTAGGCTTTGATGGCGTTGTTTTGTAACCAATGCCAGCCTTAACAATGCGAGCCGTATAAGTTGGAAAGTTACCCTGAGAGTTTTCTCTAGGCAACCATCCGCTTAGGACTGAACTATCATCTGGTAGATAACCCTTAGCAGTTTTAGTGATAGGTTTTAATGCTCCAGCAATATTCTGTTGAGTTTCTTTAGCAAGATCGGGAGTAAATTTACGCAAAGCCTTACGAAGATTAACGGCGCCCTTTACGCTTACTGGCATCGTCTATCTCCTTTGCTTCATCCTTG